GGCTTCGGTGGCGGTACCAGATTCGGGCGTCATATCCTGCGCGGTTGATTGCGCTTTACCCTTCGCGGTTTCGGCCTTGGCCGCTTTCGTGCGCTTATCGGTAACCGTGCCATTGGCAAGGCCTTCCATTCGCGCCAGTGCTTTACCGATTGATCCCATGCGTGCGCTTACTAACTGGAGCAGTTTGCGCTTGGTCTCGCCACCGTTGCCCGCGATGATAGTTTGCTCGCCCTTGGGCAATGCAGCGACTACGGCAGTACGGTAAAAATTGTAAACCGCGTCTGACGATGCGGTTGCTTTCTTGAAGTCGCGCGATTGTGCGCCCGCTTCATGCATTTGCGCGTTGAATGATTTGGCCGAGTCATCCAGACGCTTCTGCGCTCGTTCGACCGCCGCCTCCTGACTACGCAATACGCGCGTGCTTTCGGTGATCAGTGCGCCGACCTGCTTTTGAGTTTCAGTAACTTGTGATTTTGAATTTGGCATTTTTAATGCACTCCGTTTTGTTTATGTTGTATCGGTTATCAGCCGATAGCCTATTGTAACCCGAAGTAACCTATGGTGTCTAATGGTATAACGTGTTATATCATGTTATAACAAACCCACCCCTCCCCCATACCCCGCGCACAGCAACGGGACTCCTGTCACGACTGTATATTACTAATACGCTCAAATATTCCCTATCTCCAAGCGTTCGCCGCAACTTTTGTATTTTCTGGTGGTATTTGGTGGTTTTTTGAGGCCGTTCCCTGACCCCCCTTCACACAGGAGACCCCCCACCCTAAAAATTTAAGTCCCTGTACCTGTAAAAATTTTTTGTGTATATTCCGGCCAACGGCCACTAGCCAGCGACACAATTTATGACTCTGCTTATAGAACCTGAGATTGGCGTTCCTTTTTCAGATGACATGTCATATGTGGATTTAAAGGAGCGTGCTTCTGCAGCGTGCAATACCGCGCTGAAACTTGCCGAACACGGATTGGACATCGAACCTAGCCAAGAAGACGAAGACGTAGCAGCAAAGCTCGCTGTTGCGTATGCAGATGACCCCGAAAAAACTTCCAAGAAAGTCAGCGCCCGTAAGGTAGCGACACTTACCCCAGCGTCTTTGGTCTTAACAAATAATATCCTGCAGGAATTTGGGCACTCTGTTGCAGAAAGTGCAGTGCAGATTCGCCACCTTGTAACAAACAAGCTCCTGCTGGAGTCAGAGAACGCTGACCCACGCATTCGTATGCGAGCGTTGGAACTTCTGGGTAAGATCTCAGACGTAGGATTATTCGCTGAGAAGTCAGAGGTCACGGTCACGCACCAATCCACCGAAGATCTGCGTAACAAGTTACGTGGAAAGCTAGAGAAGTTGATTACCCCGGAGGACTCTATAGTAGATGCGGAGTATGAAAACGTGGTGGACAGTGAGGGGTTTGATGTACGTGCAGAGTTAGGGCTAGATGGCTGAGGCCGTTCCCGACTTTACTGAGGTAGAAGTCCAGCAGATGCTGGACAACCTCGACAGTTTCTCCTCTGAAGAAGTTGCAGAGATCAACCGCATTGTCGATGAGCTAGAAGCACGCCGAATCAGCCAAGCGGCGTACGATGACTTGATAGAATTTTGTAAGGCCATGCAGCCAGACTATATTGTCGGCAAGCATCACCGGATTTTGGCCGACATGCTCATGGATATTGAGGCGGGGAACAAGGATCGTATCTGTGTGAACATCCCACCGCGCCACGGCAAGTCACAACTCGTGTCTATTTTCTTCCCAGCGTGGTTTTTGGGGCGAAATCCGAACAAAAAAGTGATGATGGTGTCGCACACCACCGATTTGGCGGTGGATTTTGGTCGAAAAGTGCGAAATTTGATCTCTACGGACGCATATCAGGCCATTTTCTCCACCGTACAGCTTGCAAGTGACTCAAAATCAGCCGGTAGATGGAATACAAACGCTGGTGGTGAGTATTATGCGTGCGGTATTGGCTCTGCACTGGCTGGTCGTGGTGCAGATTTGCTGTTGGTGGACGATCCGCACTCAGAGCAAGACGTAATTAACGGTAATTTCTCTGTTTTTGAGAAAGCCTACGAGTGGTTTACGTTTGGTGCGCGTACTCGTCTCATGCCGGGGGGCCGTGTAGCCATAATCCAGACCAGATGGCATATGGATGACCTCACTGGGCGTGTCACGCGCGATATGTCACAGAATGAACGGGCTGATGAGTACGAAATAGTCGAGTTTCCCGCCATATTAGAGGTGGAGGACAAAGAAACAGACGAGATTGTAGAAAAACCGCTGTGGCCTGAGTTTTTTGACCTTGAAGCGTTGATGCGAACCAAGGCATCTATGCCCACGTTCCAGTGGAATGCGCAGTACCAACAGACACCCACGGCGGAAGAGGCTGCACTGGTCAAACGTGAGTGGTGGCAGATCTGGGAGCAAGAGCATCCGCCCAGTTGTGAATACATAATCATGTCACTGGATGCGGCGGCAGAGAAACACAATCGCGCAGACTACACAGCGTTAACTACGTGGGGTGTGTTCCTGTATGAAGAGACTGATGCGTATAACATAGTGTTGCTCAACAGCATTAAGAAACGCTTGGAGTTTCCAGAGCTAAAAGATCTGGCTATGCAGGAGTATGCTGAGTGGGAGCCAGATGCATTCATAGTGGAGAAGAAGTCATCGGGCACCGCGCTGTATCAAGAGATGCGGCGTATGGGATTGCCTGTATCTGAGTACACACCTCACCGAGGGTCGGGCGATAAACTTGCACGGTTAAATTCTGTATCTGATATTGTAGCGTCTGGTTTGGTGTGGGTGCCTGCTACACGGTGGGCGGAAGAGGTAATTGAGGAGATTGCTGGATTCCCGTTTATGAGCCATGATGACTTGGTTGACTCAACAGTTATGGCACTCATGCGATTTAGACAAGGCGGGTTCATACGCTTACCAACAGATGAGCCTGAAGAACAGCGATACTTTAAGAGGCGCGGAAGCGGATTTTACTAGGGGACATTCATGGCAGTAGATAAAAGTTTATACGCAGCCCCTTTGGGTATAGAGGAAGGAGCTGAAGCTGAAGCAAGTCTAGAGATAGAGATTGTAGACCCAGAGATGGTAACTCTGGATGACGGCTCTGTAGAGGTTACGATTATCCCCGGCGCAGACATTGGCGACACTGTTCCTTTTGATGCCAACCTAGCTGACGTGCTTGAAGAGAATGCATTAAACAAACTGTCCAGCGATCTCATGGGCGCTGTTGATGCTGACATATCTAGCCGTAAGGATTGGGCAGACACATTCGTAAGAGGTCTGGATGTGCTGGGCTTCAAATACGAAGAGCGCACCGAGCCGTGGGAAGGCGCATGTGGTGTGTATTCTACAGTTCTTGCTGAAGCCGCTATACGTTTCCAAGCAGAAACCATGTCTGAGACTTTCCCCGCCGCTGGCCCTGTGAAGGTAAAAATCCTTGGTGAAGAAACTAAAGACAAGGATGAGGCTGCACAGCGCGTAAAAGCCGATATGAACTACGAACTCACCGAGCGCATGGTGGAGTACAGGCCCGAGCACGAACGCCTGCTATACAGCCTTGGCTTGGCGGGTAGCGCGTTCAAGAAAGTTTATTACGATCCGAACATCGGGCGGCAGGTCGCCATGTACATCCCCGCCGAGGATGTGATCGTGCCCTATGGCGCGTCGAATGTAGAAAGCGCAGAACGTGTTACACACATAATGCGCAAGACCAAGAATGATCTGAGAAAGCTGCAGGCGTCTGGCTTTTATAAAGACGTAGAGCTTGGAGAGCCTCAGCCCTACCACACAGATATAGAAGAGCGTAAAGCCGAAGAAGGTGGCTACTCTATAACTGATGACAACAGATATGCCGTGTACGAAATACACGCGGATATTGTTATAGAAGGTATTGACGACTCTGACGAAGAGATAGCCAAGCCATATGTGGTAACGATAGAACGTGGCTCTGGTGAAGTCTTGGGCGTGCGCCGTAACTGGAATCCTGATGATTCACTGATGCTGAAGCGCCAGCACTTTGTGCACTACGTATACGTGCCCGGATTTGGGTTCTATGGCTTAGGTCTAATTCACATAATAGGGGGGTACGCTAAGGCGGGCACCTCTATCATACGACAGCTTGTGGATGCTGGTACGCTGTCTAACCTACCCGGAGGTCTCAAGTCTCGCGGACTACGTATAAAGGGTGATGACACTCCTATAGAACCGGGAGAGTTCAAGGATGTGGATGTACCATCAGGCAGTATCCGCGACAACATTATGCCGCTCCCATACAAGGAGCCGAGCCAGACCCTACTCGCTTTACTCAATCAGATCACTCAAGAAGGCCGTAGGCTAGGTGCTATTAGCGACATGAACATTTCGGACATGTCAGCAAACGCTCCTGTAGGCACAACTTTGGCCCTTCTAGAGCGTACCTTAAAGCCGATGGCTGCGGTACAAGCGCGTGTTCATTACGCCATGAAGCAAGAGTTTAAGATGCTCAAGCTGATAATGGCCGAGTACGCTCCCTCTGAATATGCGTATGAGCCAATAAGGGGCGAGGTATCTGCCAGACAAGCCGATTACATGATGGTGGATGTGATCCCTGTCAGTGATCCGAATAGTTCTACGATGGCTCAGCGAGTGGTTCAATACCAAGCTGTGCTACAGATGTCGCAGACCGCACCGCAGATATATGACTTGCCGCAGTTACACCGACAGATGATCGAAGTGCTGGGCGTGAAGAACGCAGACAAGTTAGTGCCGACAGAGGATGATGCCAAACCTGTTGATCCTGTAAGCGAAAATATGAACGCACTTATGGGTAAACCGTTGAAGGCATTTATATATCAAGACCACGAAGCACACATCGCCGCGCACACCGCATTTATGCAAGATCCTATGGTGCGGCAGATGATAGGTCAGAACCCGCAGGGGCAGGCAATAATGGCTGCGTTACAAGCGCACATTGCCGAGCACATGGCCTTCTTATATCGCAAGCAGATAGAAGAGAAGTTAGGGGTCAAGCTGCCCGCGCCTAATGAATCGTTGCCAGAAGAGATCGAAGTGCAGTTATCGCAGCTCATGGCCGACGCAGGACAGCAACTCACGCAGGTGCACCAGCAGCAGGCGGCGCAGCAACAAGCACAGCAGAAAGCGCAAGATCCTGTGGTGCAGATGCAGCAAGCGGAGCTACAGATAAAGCAACAAGAAGTGCAGCGTAAAGCGGCTAAAGACCAGACAGACGCGCAGTTCAAGCAGCAAGAGCTACAATTAAAAGCACAGAAAAACCAAGCTGATGCTATGATTGATGCAAAACAACTTGAGCTAGATCAGCAAGAGCTACAAATAGACGCACAGAAAGCAGGCGCTAAACTAGCCGCTGATAGGCGTAAAGATAATACCAAACTAGACTTAGATCTGTTAAAAACCATAAAGGATTCTACTAGGACTCAATAGTGGCAAAAACCGTCTTAGACGTTTTAAAAGAGCGAATCGAAGCTGACAAGGCTTCTGCAACAAATTTCTTAGTGGGGGGAGCCGTAAAGGACTTTTCTCAATACAAAGAAACGGCAGGGTTATTACGAGGTCTGGACACCTGCTTGGGCTATATCGAAGACCTTTCGCGCAACTTGGAGTACGAAGATGACTGATGTTGCAGAAGCAATAATCACTGAAGAAGAGTTTGAAGCTCAAATACCCGTACCTGTAGGGTACAGAGTGCTAATCGCCATGCCACATGTTGAAGAGACATTTGACGGCACTGACCTACTTAAATCTGTAACCACAAAAAACCACGAACAAGTCATGTCAATTATCGGGCTTGTGTTAGATATGGGCGAGCAAGCTTATTCTGATACAGACCGCTTCCCTACTGGCGCATGGTGTAAGCAAGGGGACTACGTAATGTTCCGCGCAAACACTGGAACTAGGTTTTCAATAGCTGGCAAAGAGTACCGTCTGATGAATGACGACTCTATTGAGGCTGTTGTGCCAGATCCTCGCGGCATTGAAAGGGTATAAGGAGTAATTCATGGCGTTTCAAAAAGTAGAATTTTCTTTTCCCGACTCAGAGCAAGAAGAACAGACCGCACTGGAAGTGGAGAGTTCAAGTGAAGTAGAGATTGACCTGTCTGGTAAGAAAACAGCAGATGACTACAGAAACTCAGAGCCTGTGGTAGAAGTCAAAGAGGAAGCGGAACCCGATATTGACATTGAGGTTGTAGATGACACACCGAAAGCTGATCGGAACCGTAAACCCTCAGAGCCTCCGAAAGATGTCACAGACGAAGAACTCGCGGATTATTCTGAGAAAGTTCAACAGCGCATAAAGCACTTCAGCAAAGGCTACCACGACGAGCGCCGTGCAAAGGAGCAGGCTTTACGAGAGCGTGAAGAACTAGAAAGGCTTACCCAAAAGCTCGTAGATGAGAATAAAGAGCTGAAGGGTAACGTCACAAAGAATCAAGAAGCGTTACTTGAGCAAGCTAAAAAGGCTGTAGCCGCAGAATTACTGCAGGCAAAGCAGATTTATAAGGACGCTTACGAGTCTGGAGAGGCGGACAAGGTTATTGAAGCGCAGGAAACCTTAACCAGCGCGAAAATAAAGTCTGACAAACTAAACAACTTCAAAGTGCCAGCTTTACAAGAAGAAGAAACTTCGGTACAAGAGGACACAACTGCTGCGCAACAACCGTATGACGCCCGCGCAGAAGAATGGAGGGCAAACAATTCTTGGTTTGACCAAGATGAAGAAATGACAAGTTTAGCTGTAGGCCTACACCACAAGTTGGTAAGACAAGGTGTAGACCCTAGAAGCGATGAATACTATGAGCGTATTGACGCTCGTATGCGTGAGGTGTTTCCCAATGAATTTGAGGATGCAGCTCAACAAATAGAAGAGAAACCCAAGCCAAGGTCAAATGTGGTTGCCCCCGCTACGCGGAGCACCGGCCCTAAAAAGGTCACATTAACGCAGACACAGGTAGCCCTAGCAAAAAGATTGGGAGTTCCACTCGAAGAGTACGCCAAACAGGTTGCACAAGAAATGAGGAACAGCAATGGCTGAGAATAGAATCAAGAGAGATAACGACACACGCGAAACCAAGTCTCGCAAGAGGCATTGGGTAAAGCCCGAAGTCCTACCTCAAGTTGAAGTAGAACCCGGATACGCAACGCGCTGGGTACGCATCTCTACTTTGGGAATAACCGACGCCAGCAATGTCTCCTCTAAACTACGTGAAGGTTGGGAGCCAATAAAAGCAGAAGATCATCCAGAAATACTGTCTGATAACAACGAAAGGTTTGAAGGCAACATAACGCAGGGTGGTTTATTGCTTTGTAAAGCTCCGGTAGAAATGGTTGAGGAGCGTAACGAACATTACGAGACTCAGACCAGACAGCAGATGCAGTCTGTAGACAACAACTTCATGCGCGAAAATGATCCTCGTATGCCTTTATTTCACGAGCGCAATACAAAAGTTACCAATTTTGGTAAAGGAACTTAATTTTTGTTAAGAGGTTAACATGGCTTATCCAACAGTAGCGGCCCCTTATGGGCTAAGGCCAGTAAAGCTACTTAGTGGTGTTCCATACGTAGGTACTACCCGTCAATACAGCATAGCCAGTGGCTATGGGACGGACATCTTCTACGGGGATGCTGTTAAGTTAGTTACTGGTGGCACTGTCGAGCGTGATACGTTTGATGCTGCCATGACTCCGATTGGAGTCTTTATGGGTGTAACTTACACCGACCCAAGCACGTCACAAGTGACTTTCCGACAAAACTATCCAGCTAGCACAGCCGCTTCAGATATTAAAGCGTATGTGTGTGATGCTACGGATGTATTGTTCAAGGTCGCGGTTGTATCTTCTGGTACAACGATTGGTGACTTGGCTATCACTGATATTGGCGCAAATGTTGCTGGAGTAGACAACACCGGAAGTACCATAACAGGTAATTCTGCAAGTGCTATTTCAGACACGTCTGCTACCACAGCTACACTTCCTTTCCGCATCGTTGAGTTGGTTGAAGA